AGGTCAATGAGATCTTGCTTATCACCTACTAGTATCCACTCAGTACCTGACTGATTATGGATACGGTCAACGGCACTAGCCCTCTTGATCTTCATCGCCATCTGCATCGTCCTCTCTATTCCATGGGTTTTCATTTGGGTCGGTGCTAACCACAATGGTTGGTTCAGGCTCGTGAATCTTGTGACGGTTAGCAATCACAGTAAGTTGGAACAAGTTATCGACTACCTCCTTCTCGAAGTAAGTTTCACCAAACTTAGTTTGCCAAGGATAAACTACTAGCACAGAGTAACTATACCTTTCAAGGCATAATCCTATCATGTGTAAGGTATCCTTAGAGAACCTATCCCAGAAGGCTATGATGTGGTTAGGGCATGGGCCGAACCTCAACATCTGCAGGTTCCGTATTACCCCAGCCCGTGGTCCATATTCAGGCCAGTTAGCAGGCCACTCATGGACCTTCATACCCAGTCGAGTAGCAGCTAGGCTACCCATAAGGTCAGCACCACCAGCCCCGCCATGATGGACGGTTATGTTAGTGTGAGGTTCAGGGTGTACTAGGTCCACGAGTGTCTGCTCGATAGCCTTCCCATGTGGGTCATAGGTAGTCCATGACCTTGAGCCGGTTATCAGTAGGTCTATGACCAACCTCCTCGGGGCATGGTTATCCTTAGCCCCTCATCCTTGATGGACCTTAGGTGATAGGTCACCGTGTCCATGCCAGCACCCAAAGCCTGGGTTGCACGCACTTGAGCCAATGGTATATTACCATCAGCGATTGCCTGGTTACACAACTTCAGATAGTCAGAGGCAAACAAGGCATTACCTTGTATAGTCCTATCATTGACCGTCTGATTGTCCTTAGTGGACTGTTTTCTAGCAGGCATATAGTATTCCTTTCTACTTACTAAACCTACCGTTGATAGGTACGAGGGCCTACCTCCATAGTACCTCGCACCCATCCTCTGTATGTCAAGTGAATTGGCTATCCCCTACCAACCCGAGTGAGCTCCGCTTCATTTGTATAACCTACAGCTCACAATCCCTACTTCATATCAAGACAAGGTACCTAGACCCTATTCAAATGGGTGGGTGGTGCCTCTATCCTATATGATTGAGCCTTATTACCAGGTAACAGGTCAGTTTGAAAGGCTATGGCTTGGAAGCATAGTGATAGTGAGTCGGCTATTACCGAGTACATCACATCATCCCCGCCATCGAGGACGTATACCCTATACATTCCTACCCTCCAGTAACCGTCTGTCACCTATCTCAGCACAGTGCAGGCACTGTACACAGGTCTCAGGTGTCCAATGGTCCTCACGTTCAGTATGTAAGGCCCAATATTCTTCTATTGTCATTAGCTATCTTTCCGTATCACTTCACAGAACATATCCCACAAACTATGCCACGCCTCTATGTCGGCGTCTGAGTATGTGATCTGTCCTATGTCTAACCGTTCGGGCACAGGTATAGGGTTGATACTATCTGCTAGCGTACGGTATGTGTTTCGTTCTTCTATTGTACTGTAAGCCACGAACTCATCAAAGAATAAGTCCGGTAGTGGTGCGATAGTCCGCCCATCCATCCAACCTATATGAGGTTTATCATACTGATTGGCAGTGGTGGGAAGACGCCGCTGAGATCCACCATGGCTAGGCCAAGTTTCCATTAGACGTACTCGGCCATTACACAGGTATGTCCCATCCACTCCTCGAGTGTATAGAACCACATACCACATCCGGTAGGTGTGCTATCCACCTTCCCTTCAATAGTACCCCAATCAAACTCGATGATACCTGTGTAACATCTATATGGTGGTATCCCTGGCACTTTGTACTTACCAACGGCCATTACCTTGTTGTTATCCAAAGCACTTACCGCATGAGAGGTTAGGCTTGAACTGATCTTTGAGAGCCTCAATTCCGACAGACTCTGGATAGTCCCGTACTAGGTACCTAGGTGTTTTACCCAGCCAAGGTGCCTCAAGATATTCCCATATACCACAGAAGGTGATCACCTTCTTGGTACGGATGGTGTTATCCCTAAGGTACTCTGTTTCTACCCGTCTTGAACCATGAGTCTTGCCGCCATACTTAGCGACAACTAACATAGTATTCCTTTCTACTTACTACTAACCTGCAAGTTATGCAGGGTAGGATGAAGGACCATCACGGCCACTGACTGGTACTGCAAGGGAGCGAGTACCTTGGTAGCGTGGAGCAGACCGCTCAGGGCTAGGTCCCTCACCCTACCTTGCATCCAACCCGGCGACTTAGCCATGAGCTGGATGCAGGCATATGTAGGGGTATAAGTCGAGCACCCCATTGTAATTACAGGTCGGTTAGTTCATGTATATCACCCCCTCTCACCAACCTCAAGTGTGAACTATCCAGGTAGTTTGATGGTATCACCCAACGTAGGATGTCTATGCCAGTACTTAGACTTGCCTCTGTCTGGCCCATTGGCCAGTACTGCATGGACATAGTACAGTCCATACATAGGGTCAAGCTTCACACTACGGTGAAGGTAAGACCTCGAGTCTAAGGACTTGGCCAGCCTCACGGCTGACTTATAGTCCATTAGTTATCCTTCCCTACTTCAAAGTCAAGAGAGCCCGTCGCCCTCTCATACCTCTCACCCCTTAGTGAGGTTACAGCACTAGCGATGGCTGCCTCTGCATTGGATGAGTCCTTCATTACTAGCCAGTACACGGCTAATTCAAGGTCACTCAACGCTTTGTCTACATTGTCCATAGGCTACATCACCTCGTACTCATCAGCCACAACCATTACCTGGTTAGCTGACGGTCTCACTATATGGTCACGCCATTCCCAGAGCAGTCGCTCAAAGATGGACTTGAAGTAATACCCGTGCCCTTTATCTTTGTGGTACTTGTAGGCCAAGAGATGGGCAGTCTCATGGACCATAGTGACAAGGTTGTTATCGTGTACCTTGATAAGACCTTCCCGCAAACGGGCCTGACCTTTCAGGTTCATACCTGATTTGCCAGTGAACTCAATCTCATATGTACCAGGGTCTATGCCCTCAGTCTCAAGGATGAGATCGAACAGAGCCCGTACCTCTTTCATAAGGTGCGGCTTGGTCCTAATAGGTGAGCGATAGTTAGGGTTGATTCCTTTAGGGAAATGTATCCCAGCCTCACCACCGAACCGGTCATAGGCCATTAGATCATATGAACTACAGGTAACTCAAGGTCTATGTACCTGCTCAGGATCGTGTGACACCAAGTACAGGCGAGGTGAGGACTATCATGTAGTACCTCATGTACCTGCATAGGTGACGCATGTTCCATGAACAGGGATAGTAGGTCCCTGCCATCCATATTAGCAATCCTCTCTACTTACTACTTACTCGTGACCTTGTTGTCACAGTCTGATATGCCCATCCTTAGGGGTAGTACTAAGCCCCTTATAGGTGGTGCTTATGAATCCTGGAATCGATCGCTAGACCGGCCAGGTCTAACAAACAGGACTCAGTGGCCCTTATTAGGGAACCTGTCCAGATGGACACATCAGACTATGACAGTTGTCACAGCCTAGAAGGTATACATCGCATACCCTCTAGGTAGTGGATGTATGGGGTGGCAGCTAACCCCACACACCAACCAACTAGACGTTTACAGCGCCTGCGTTCCGTGCAATCTGGTCCTTCAGTTGCCACAGCTTCGAGTTGTTACCTTCAGCATCGGCCATCTTCTGGACGTAGTCAGCAGGAACACCAACACGATCAACTACTTCAGCGAGAGTCCCTTCGAACCCATCTGGCAGTCGGCGTCTGCGGATTGACCCGCCCCCACCGGAACCATTTGAAGTAGATGTGGCCTTTTTAGGGGCCACGGTGATCAGCCTGACCGTTGAGACAGCGGGTGCCTCTGGGTCATTAGCATCGGGTGCCTGAACGATCTGTATACCGGATGCCCCAACTAATGCGATCTTTGCGAACACATCCTCGGGCAGCGCAGCAAGCAGATCCATTTCAATTTCTTGAACGACATCCACACGCATGGAATTGAGAGCAGCTTCGGTTTCCTCGGCCTTGGTCTTATCCAAGACAGCGAGAGCCTCATTAGCAGACTTTATCTTCTCGAGTATCGAAGCACGTTCCTCGTCCACCGACGTGGTGATCTCGGGTACCTGAACTTTGTCAGCCATATTCAGTTTTCCTTCTTGATTGCGTACCTCTGGACGCTGCCATTTCCAATGGTCAATTCAACTTTGTTGTTGAATCATCATGTCACCATCTTATCACAGGTTCGACGCCGTGTCAAATGGTACACCCAACCGGGCGTGATATAGTAGATAGTTTAGGGTCATGTCTGGGACCGGTGCTATTCTATTGTACTAACAGGCTATCATAGGATGGTACGGGTTGTCAAGGTCGCCCGTTGGCCAATCTGGACTATCGCCTATGTAATCTCAGGCCTATTTTATTATCTTCCTCAGCCCACATTTCAGCGAGCACCCGTGCTTTGAGTTCACGTTGGGCTTCCCGTAGGGTATCCAGCCGTGTATCAATACGGCGGCGGATTCTACGATCAACCATATCATTATACGGTCCTTCTGGCAACACACGGCGACCAGGTAGGGGTATACGTGAGCCCATCGAACGGCGTTTCTTAACCGTGACGAAGGACATATTCAATTCCTAACAACAACAGATTATCAGATCGAGAACACAATGTCAAGGATCGAAGCGGGCATATCACAATTTAGGACCCGTCAATAACGGGTATAGTGATATCAATATCAATCTCGACATATACAAAGTTACACGAGATCGTGATACATGTCAAATCGTACTTTCTGGACTATATCCGCAGATGATAATAGATTTTAGTCGATGCTCGTAGATCCTCGTATAATTTTGCTTTTCGGATATTGTGCATTATTTCACAAAGATGGTGCTTGTGAAATCCTTCACAAAGTCCTGTCCTTGTGAAAAAGATCACAGCAGGTGTGAATAAAATCACAATGTCCCCATGTGCTTGTGAAAAAGATCACAATGTCCCCAGGACTTTGTGAAAAGTTTCACACAATCCAGCTTGTGAAAAAAATCACAAAGGGGCTGTCGAGAACATTGTGAAATCCGTCACAAAGAACATATGTTCTACACCCCCCATGCGATCTATCATACTAAAAAAAAGTTTATGGATAGTAATCGCAATGTTTCCAGATCACCAGATTCGACTATACCTTTACTATTTCTGTGGCTGGGCGGTCCCAGGCTGGGGGTGCGCCGCCAAGATTTTGTATTTCCCACCAAAACCCATCCATTTTGAGAGTTTGAACCTGCACTAGCAAGGTATACCGTTGGTGTTGTACGGATCCTTCCGCATAATGTCGTAGGCGATCTTGATAATCGCTACGTCGGAGCTTATAAGCTGCTCTATGGCGGATAATTCTCTCTCTCTTGTTACGATCTTGGGGATTTAGGTCCAATGGTGGCCTACCTGGTTGTGGAGCTTGACGTGGATTCTCTCTAAGCAGTCGGAATGCGTCTACCAACCAACATTCAGGGTGCCAAGCTACCACTTTACGTTCTATCCTGGACTGAACACACTCAAAATCTTTATCTATAATACCAGAACGCTGGCAATCATCCTTGAAACAGGAGTAATCCCTATTTGCTATAGCTGGCCATAGATCCATTTGTTCACCTAACCTATATCGTGTATTATATATACAGTATAACACAATGGTTCAACTTTGTCAACTAGGTCAGACATACCTGTTATATATTGAGGGACAATATTGACATACACAACCACCTATGATAGTCTTGATGTATACCAATATACACTGATTATAAGGATTACCTGTGGATTACCCACCGGCCGCTCCACCAGCTGCTTCCCAGGTTATAGGGTCCCTGACTCCTGAACCAGATACCCAAATGACCGAAGAAGCGACCGCTGTCGTAGAATCCGTTTCACCCTACTGGCAGGACTCCTCGGCAAAAACTGCCTATATGGGGTACAGAGGAGCAGGATTCAATAAACGGGAAGCGCTGGACTTAGTATCTCGATCGGACCGCACGCTATATTCATGGTACGCTAATGACAAAGAGTTCCAGGAGTTAGATAATCAAGGACTCAACGAATTCAGAGAAAAAGTTGGACGTGACTTCGCCTACGCTGACTACATGCGTAATTGGCGGCTCACCATGCAGTATGATGGCACTGTGCTACAGAAGGCAGTATCTGAACCTGAAAACCTCTCAGTTGAGGACCATCGGTACTTGCGTACTATTCGGGCTCAGTACACCCCCGCTGCACTTACTGCGATCACCGCCTACATGAAGGGTACAGAATCAGAATTACATGGCAATCGTACTCTCATTATGCAGGCTATAAACGCTGTCGCCAAAGACAGCCCTTCGTTTGGACCAATGTTCGACCCACACCAAGCAATAGAGGTAACTAATGCCGACCAAGAGAGGCCGCAGAGTAACCATACGTCAGAAGTCAGCTCGCAGGGGGAACGCTCGCAAGGCCACAGTAACCAGGAAACTAGTGGGAAACAGGCGAGGCCCTAAGGGTGGTCGATTCTAAGTTCGTACCACCAGCTCCAACAGAATCTCGATCTGACTTGAAGATGGAAGGACTTTCTAATACTCAGATCCAACTCTATATGGAACATATGGTCCGTAATAGAAGAGAGTTTATTGAATCTTGGATAACCATCAACGACAAGAACAGGACACCTGGTCCTTTCTCGCTGAATCCTATTCAGTCGGATATGAGCTCTTACATTACGGAGAGGGGCGGCAGGCATGTAATGCTCAAGCCGTCCCAAGTGGGTGCTTCCAGTTATTTGATTTGCGATATGCTAGTAGATACTATCTTTACCCCTGGCACAACTTCAGTAATTGTCGCTCACGAAGAGTTCATTACCCAACGTCTACTCACTAAGGCTCAAGCTTTTTATGATTCCATACCAGAGGAATTCAAACCACCCATGGCTCACCGCGGAGCACATGAAAAATCCTTCCCTGATATTCACTCTGTGTTCTATATCGGATCAGCTAGAGCCTTCACTTTCGGGAGGGGCGATGCTATACATAACTTCCTCGCAGATGAATATGCTTTTTGGCCGGACACTGCTAAGATTATGGTGCCCACCTTGCAACGAGTACCACCTCAGGGCCGGGTGATGGTTCTATCTACTCCCAATGGTGAGGATAATGACTTCCATGATCTTTACTATGAAGGAAAGTCTCCCGACTCTAACTGGCAATCACACTTCTATCACTGGATGCAGCACCCAGAATATTTCTTATACTCTGAATCTCCTCTTGCTCTCCCATCTGACCGTCAAGAAGAACTGAATCTCCTCACTGATATTGAGATACAACTTCTAAGAGATGGTTCAACCACAGATCAAATAAGATGGCGTCGTTATAAGAACGCTGAGATGGCAGCACTAAAGAGACGTGGTGATACAATATCACTATTCCCACAGGAATTTCCCGAGGATGAAATAACTTGCTTCCTAATAGCAGGAGACATGGTCTATGATCCCGAAGAGGTTGATAGGATGGCTCGTGATTGTATTGAGGCGCCCTCGTCCAAAAGTTTACTTCCAGGATTCCCTGCTACCAAAACTCTCATATGGGAAGAACCACAAGAACAATACGACTACCAAATCGGAGTAGACCCAGGCCAAGGTAAGCATACTGAAACTTGTATATCAGTTTGGAGGTTTGAGTACGATGCAGAACTTGATATTGAGCGACCTATCTTTGTCGCAAGGTGCTCTGGCCTTATCGAACCTGACGAAACCGCAGACCAGGCCAAAGCTATTGGCCGTTTCTACAACACCGCTTCAATATCGGTCGAGGGAAACGGACATGGAATGGCGGTCCTTTCCGGAGTTAGGGGTTACCCTAGACTCTACCACAGAGTTGAGATCGCCAGCGGGCGTCGCACTCGTACAATTGGTTGGATAACCTCCAATAAGACCAAACCTTTTATGATCTCTCAAGTCCAAGAATTAATGGAACATATGATCTGCCGAGATATACGGACAGTAAGTCAATTCCGTAATATCAGGTGGGTTAGTAATGCCCGAGGTGATAAGATAGCTCAGTCTATGGGAGCCGACGACCTCCATGATGGTGCAGCTATCGCCATAGCTAGTCGAGATGTTTACAAGGGTGCCCGAGGATTCGTAGGCGCCACAGCGGGGTGGGATTAGATGGTTGAGACACAACAAGGATTAGGATCAAAAACTCCATCGGGGTTTAGTAGAACTCCGTTTCAGCCGTCTGATGGAGTGCCTCTAGTATTTGGTTCAATGGATTCAGTTACTAATTCTACTTGGTGGACTAGACGAGCCCAGACTATTGCAGGTAACTGGAATGCTCGTAATGCTAAGATGAAAGACTGGTACAATATTTTGTTGCTTGAGGATAAACTCAAGAAGCCAGGTTTAGAATCAGTTGTAGCCAATGACCCGCGAACTTCATTCAACCTTGCAACTCATATTCTTAGTAGGTCCTTCCTTCGTCATGGGGAGTCCCTGTTCCCGGTAAGTAGCGAGTTTGACCGTCCACTTGCAGATCTAGCGGTCCAAATGGACGCATGGTGGGAACTTGAGAACAAGCGAAATATGTCTAGAGGACGACGTGCTTGGCTTACCGAGGTGTCTCAGCATATGCTTGCAACTGGATGGTATGCAGTCAAGGTTGACCCTGATGAGACCAAAGCAGAAATTATTAGCCCAGCTCAGGTCTTTCCAGAGTATGACCCAGATATGGGAACTATCGAGGTAGTACATGCTTTCAGGCTAACTAAGCACCAATCTCTCATCAAGGCTCAGAATAATGGATGGAATGTAGAGTCCTTCGACCCACTCAACACTGGCCTTATGCAACGGTTGAAGGGTTGGTTCAATAATCCTAATGACACAGTACAATGGTATGACCACTGGATCTGGACTGGAGACGGAGCTATCAATGCAGTCCTGGCCGATGGTGAATTTATGCGCCGGCCAATGGCCTTCACAGATCTCGACAAAATACCGATATTTACAGGTCCTGCCAAAGGACTACCAGATAGAGGAGAGATTCTATCTTCAGATTGGACTAAGTCAGCGGGTGAATCTTTTGTAGGAGTTAGTGAAGAACTCTGGCATAACATGGACCGCCAACTTACATATCTACAACAACTACTCCGTGACACAGCTCAGGCTCGTTGGAAGGTTAGAGGTAATGTAGATGTAACCAAAGAGGAACTTGAGCGACGTGGTGGTGTGTTCCGAATGGATGAAAACTCTGATATCTCTATGATAGATGGTATCCCCATTCCTGTTGAGATAAGTACCCAACTTCATATGATGAGTGGGATGCTTCAGAGAGACACCTTCCCACACTCTATCTTTGGTGATGTAACTGGGCAGATCTCTACTCTACAAATGTCACAAATAGCTGGTGCAGCCCAGCATGTGCTAACACCATATAGTGATGCTCTCACTACTCTACTAGGTGAGATAGATAATATGTGGTTACGGGCCGTCAATAACATGGGTGAGGATCCACTCGGAAATTTATTACCCATAGGTTTGCCAGATAATCTTATTCTCAAAGTATCTCAGTACTTGTCAGTCCCAGGTGATGCTGTAGCAAGAGCAAACTTCTCCAAGATGATGAATCCTGATTTTACTCTATCCCCACAAACTCTCATGGAATTATCATGGCCTGAAGTTGATAATCCTCTAGAGGAAATAGAACGATCCAAAGCTTACAAGGCATTGAACTCACCACCATCCCAGCGTATAGATTTGATAATTGCTTTGGAAATTCGATCTAATGAAGAAAAAATAGCAGGTAATGAACGTGCTTCGGAACTCTATGCTCAAGAAGCTACTAGGCTGAGACAACAAGGTGCTGGACAGGATTTCCAACCGCCTGGACCAACTGGACCAGCTGGACCACCTCCTTCACCAAATGTAGCCCCACAGACTATCAGTACTGGAGAATTTGTATAATGGCTGAACCGACTCCTCTGGAAGAAAAGCTAGCTCCAAAGCGTCTAAGGTTGGGTCGTGAAGAAGATCAGCCACCCTCTATTCCTTCTGAGCTGCTAATTCCTAAAACTATACCTGGTCCAATAGGGAGTCAATCTATTGGACAGATCCCAAATCCTCTGCACCCAGAGCCACTTATAACTGGTGGTGTAAGAGGGAGAGGAATTCCAAAGATTTCTCCCCGTGCAGTAGGGGGAGGATGGCATGCTCCTGATGATAACTTGGAAGCTCTAACTGAAGCTGGCATACAGAACTTTACAGCTAGTGTCCGCCAAGCTGAGTCAAATTTACCAGAAATGTACAAGGATATGGAAGTATTTTGGTACACGGAAGCCCAACGCGAAAGTTTGAACCTTTCAATTGATGACCACAACCTTAGAGAATATATGTTCAACTTCCGTAGTACGATGGCAGACAGGCAGTTTAGCTCTTTCGTATTCACTAGTGGTGCTGCTGATTTCCCAGTACAGTCTGTACCAACTAATGATGATCTCTTAGCCCAGGATGAAACTTTCCTAGCTGGTGTTGAGGCTACTAATGCCCAACGGGTAAAAGTTGCTCGGGCTAACTTCATGTGGCAGACTCTTATCACTATGCAAACTGGCTGGGTAAATGGTGAGTATGATGATATAGAAGATGCTATAAATACTCTGATAGGTACAGGTGAAGACGCTGAATACATAAGGTCTCTTATATCTCCAGAACTCCTTGAACAACTCGACTCTGCATTTTCTAGTCTAGCAGCCAATGTGCCTCGTACCTTCTCAGTAGTTGATATAGGTGATAAGGATATAGATGACGTTTTAGAAGACCTAACTAAACCAGCTGAGTCACAAGTTATATTTATCAGCAACTACTCAGCAAAGCAACTTGCTGACATGATGCAAACTCGAGGTATCCCAGAGTTAGAGTTACCTAGGGGAATGTCTATTAGTGACTTCACTAGATACCTTGGTACTCAGGGTGTAGATAAAGAAACTATTGATGGCCTAAATTCTTCTCGAGAAGATCTAACTGAACTTGTGGGGCTATTTCAAGAGCAGCGCCTCATGTCTACAGCTATCCAGGCAGACTTAGCTAGTGCTATTGTACCAGCTCTGTCTTGGAAAGAGGCAATGAAACTATCTATATTACAGCCTGCCTACCAAGCAGCTACCATGATGGAATGGTATGCTAATAGTATTAGTGAACCTTCTGCTGCACTTCAGGTTCGTAGTGGTCTTTCACCTGTAACCTTCGCTACACAAGGTTATACAGTAGGGTCAGCCTTTGGGAAATATGGTCGTGTAATAGGTGCTGCGGCTGGGTTTACTTATGGGATGTATTCACAATTCAAATATCGTGGTGAACTCCAATCAGCTTACTTACATGCTCGGTCTCGTGGCGATAATTTTTGGGAAGCTAATGGGCAGGCTTTCCAAGATTGGGACGCAGGTTTTGGATCTAAGATACTTCTTGAGACTGCTGGTGATCCATTATTGTTCTTCGGGTTTGAAATGTATGGTAGACAAATTGCAAAGATAGGATCTAGCAGTAGAGCTGGTCTAATAAACCCTGCTACTGGTCTAGTTCGTACTAGGGATTCTAATATAGCTTGGTTATCAAGTAGGCTTCTAGCCACAGAGCGACGTGTAAACCAAGTTACAGACGCTGCGTTTATACTTCCATTCAAAGCGATAGGTAAAATACCACTAACTCCATCCCAGGTAGCAATACGACGTGCTATTGCAGTAGCTAACCGTGGACGTAAGCTAGTCAAAAAAGTATCAGTTACTGGATTACCCGATGGGTCTCTACCTCCAGGACCATTGGTCAAGTGGTTCTCCCCCACTATTGACCGCGACACCACAAGAGCTGTAGCTGAGTATTCTTGGCAAGCAATGGTTGATGCTAAGAAGTCCAATGTAGCTATGGATGATTATGCTCTATTTGGCGATATGCTAAGAGAGTCTGTAAACCGTTGGTTGGATGCAGAGGAGATATCTAGATTATTTACTCCTATGCTAAGGAAGTCCACGGAAGGTAGATCAAATATAAGGTATGTACCTGCTCGTGATCCCCAGACGAAAATAGGTCAGGTACTCACTGTCCTCGACGAGAATACAGTGGAGATTACTATTGAGAATGTAACTAAAATCAATGAAATATTACAAAGTACAATCCATAAATCTGGTACTAGATATTCTATATTGGAAGCTAGAGCAGAGATAGCTAGAATTCTCCAAGCAGGTAATACGGCTGGTGAAAGGGAAGCTGGTCGAATAATAGGTAGGTATGCTAGAAATATCAAACGAGATGCTCTAGCTCCATTCCGATCTCTAGAGAATCCAGACGATATGTTCAAGAGGGTATTCCAGGAAACTCGAGATACTTTCAATAGGAATATCAACTCTGATGCCTGGCGGTACTATGAAGATCTTGGGGTCAACCAATCTCGCACAACTCGTGAGATAGCTAAGTATGGTCAACGTGCACCACTAACTTGGGCTATGTGGTTGGATCAAGCTATAGTATACCCATTTAGTAGGGCAGTTCTTTACTTCCTCAACTACGGACCATTCAATGTTCTTGAGTCCAAGATTAGGTTAATAATGGCGGGTCATCCTATGCGGCCACCACCTCATATTAGAGCTGAACCAGCTTATGCTCTATGGCTGCAACAGGGTGACTTGACTAACTCTTCAGACTTCTTATTTGATTTAGATAGTACTTTTCATACTATGAGACAAGGTCCTATTGCTGCTCCACTATCCGTAGAAGAATCTCATCTTGGTATACCTATAGCTGATAATGTTAGGCGTGGTATATTTCCTGGTATAACTGAAGACCTTGACCACTTCGCCGCTAAGTTCCCAATCTTTGGAGATAAGATTGCACCTAAAGTAGGTGAACTCCCACGTGGGTTGATGTCATTAGCTTCGCTGAATGATGTATCTTCTAGGATAGCTACCCATGATATGATTAGGTATGATTACTATGAGTTCGCCAGGCAGCTAGATATCCTTGGCCCAAAGATGAATCGTCAACTACGAGGTGCTATAGCAGGCGATGTAGCTGCTGGATTTGGTCATGTTGATTGGGAAATACTTGAGCAAAGAGTTGGTAAAGATCTAACCGATATTGTCAAAGGTCATATTACAGGTGTGGGACAGCGAGGGCCGGATATGGTGGAAGCCATAGAAGGACCAATAGCTGCTTTACTGGATCTCAAACTAAGCCATAATATTGATAAGGCACTCAACGAACATCCTTGGATGGATGAACCTTTCAAGAATTCTATTATGGAATTAGTGCGTAATGGTAAACTTCATTCTGGAAATCTTGATGAAATGATGCCTCAGTTTGCTGCTATGTTACTCGAGTCTAATCATATCTACCAAGCTTGGTGGGCAGATCAGATTACTGATGAACTAGTCCGTCAAATAAAGACTTTCACTCCTACAGATGTAAAGTCCGCTATGGCTATGCTGGGTCAAGTAGATCTTATTTTGGAAACAGTCCGTACTAAGATGAGTAATGTATCACAAGCTGCAGCTGTCCGAGGCCACCAGATCAAGAGTAGTACAGTTAGATCAGGTCTACATTCAAACTCTAAGGATGTCATAGAAAAGATGTCCAATAGCCTTGAGGCAGCTATTATAGACTTGAGAGAAGATATAGTAGCTAAGTTACGGGTTGGAGTACCTGGTATAACACCAAGTAGAGCTAATCTTATGTTACGCAGGTTAGACTTTGTTGAGCAGGATATGCGTAATCTGATAGCTGCTGATGGTCCTAGGGTTATGGAAGCAAGGCGACATGAGTTAGTATTTATTAGGAGAACTGAGTCTCTTGAGTCAGCTAACCTCAAAGTAGAGCAAGCTTGGAATGATTACTGGGCCCAACATTACAGGATAAAGGCGGATATGTCAGATATTGATGACGCACTTTTCCTTGAAGAAGGTGGTATCAAACCAGAAAAAGGTATCCGTGAGCCTATCTCTACGGAACTTACTTCTAGTGACATAGCCTTCATGTATGCAGGTAGAGATACAATCTCTTCAGACATGGTATCCAATATTTTGGATAAACAATCACTGACTCTAAAGACTAAAGAAGAGTTTATAGCTGAGCATATGGCTACTGCTGAGAGGCAGGCTGAAAAACGTAAGGCTAAGGCTGAGGACTTCGGGTTCAACCAAGGTAGTGTTGGTAAAGTCTATGATGACTTGTTATCATCTCTATCATTCCAGCCTGGTTCAGGTTATCATGAACCTCTAATGCAGGCCGTTGAAGGGGTTAGGAATAGTCTCTACGATTCTCTTTGGAAATCAAAAGTAACGCCTGAGGACCATGAAATATATAGTAGGGTTATTAGGCAAGTTGCTAACAATATAAGACGTACTGATATCACTGATGGATATTGGGAGCCTAAGATAACCCGTATCCCCAACAAGGATATGGACCCACAGTGGGATAACCCAATCACTAGTCCTGATGATATACCACCAGGATTTGTACATGGTACTAGTGAAGGTAATATCAAAAATATCCTCAGGGATGGACTTACTCCTGGATCTAGCCTAGAACCCTCGGGTCAAGATGTATACTCTACCAGTGATGTAATAAGGATTCACTACTCTGGTGAAGTAACTGGCCCAGACGCATCAAGGTCTTTTGCTCCAGAGTTCAAAATCCGTAGTAACAATACAACACTTCAGCCCAGTCAAATATCTGCTATAGAAATAAACGCTCAAGATATAGCAGTACCAGGAACTGATGAAGGAGTCCGCTCGGCAGAAGAAGTAATCCAGGATTCTGGTGATTTTGCCGAATCCTTAGGATTCCCCAGAGATACACCTGAAGTCATCTTCGACCAGGGTAGTCCTAGTGAAATGCGTAGGTTGGAAAGAATCCTTGATAGCCAGGAAACTGCCCCAGGCTCTGGTGTACGGGCAGATGGCCAAGCTGTAGCTATTGGACCCGAAGGAGTAGAGGCTCAAGTAATCAAGGATATAGAAGCTAGTGGTCTAAATATTGCCATCTTCCGTAACACCTTTGATGAGGATGGAATCTCCACTGGTATGGAGTTGATAAAGCCTGGTCGACGCACTCAAGTCTCAGGTACTCGTGCTCTTTCAGATGAAGGTAGACCAGTTATTGTATACCATGGTACCTATAGAAATTTTGAAGAGTTCTTACCAGATTCTAGTAGTAATTTCAATTTTATGGGCGCCGGCATCTATGTAGCTGAGAACCCGGCCGTAGCTGGGAAATACGTTGGGGACATGTCTCATAAGTGGACCGCTAGAGGTAACCTAATTTCAGAGAGTCCGGCTGATTCTCAGGTGATAGCTGATGACCTCAACATCGACTTGACAAAGGTGGCTGACGCTATAGAGCATTCACGTACTGCACCGGGAGCACCAGAAAAGATTAGGTTATCCAGGTCAGAGGTTGAAGATCTATACTGGGTTACTGGTAAATCAGATATCCGCCAGGACACTAGCGTTCCAGTAGATCTTCCCTTTATGACTCATCAGGCAGATGTACTTCCTGGGGAACGTTCTATAACCACACTTGAAAAGTATCTTAGAAGGATAGATTGGAACAGTGTACCCGAATCAGAGGATATTCCTGATGAAGTGGCAAATATATCTATTAGGGACGTACATTTTGAGCAGGATGTTCCCCATGGTCCTATCCACGTAGAGGTTGATTTTGACCAAACAGTTGATGCCAGACCACAGGTAAAGACGGCTCGCCTCAATGTCCAGAATCCATACAAAGCTGACCATGCTATAGGTAGTTCAGAGGTTCGTGCTGTCAACGCCGACCCGGTACAAACAGGTGTTACCTTCGAAGCCTCTTCCGCTTTGGATGAAGGTGCTATATCTACTGAAATGAATATGGATGAGGTGTTCGATGACTTCAAGTCTATAGGTCTCAAGTCCGAATTTCATACCTCCAGGTATGATACTAAGCCTATCCCTGAGACCTCAGAGTTTGGTGGCCTACAACTCTTCGTAGGTGAAGAAGCCATAGAGGGTGGGATTGAGGCACAGTCGAGAGCTAATGCTGAAGTCTGGGCGGAGATTCTAAATGAAGGTGCTGACCTCACGCCTGGACCCGTCTTTATTACACAGCAGGACGTAACAAGTAATAGTATCCAGAGAGTAGTCAAAGCTACTCCTAAGATGAAGCATGAAGTTGAAGCAGTAAGGCTTCATAATGAATCCTTTACCAAGGAAACTTCTGCCGTTCAAGTACCTGCATTTGAATTGGACATGGATGTAAGGTACCATGGTAGGACTTACAATCTCCGAGGTACCATGCAGACTGGACCATCCTATGAAGGTGAGGACTGGAGTAGTGGAGGAGCATTACTTATAGAACTCCACACCAAGGGTCAGGAATCTGCTGGCGTTATAGGTCTAGTAACTGGTCTTCCTCCCGCAGACACTGGTATTGTACAGGCTCTTACCGACAACGATCTTGTTCGCATAGGCCGTAAGGCTATGGATGAATCGCCTGAAGATGTAAAGAGTATAGGATTTATAGGTCGATCAGTTGGAGATTTAGATGTTGGTATGGCTGAAGCCGGCGCTCCATTGGTGGGTACCAGAGAATTCTTTGAGCGAGGACGTAATAAAGAGGAATGGGTCCTCGAAGTAGACTACGAGCAAATACGGGGTATTGGTCAACCAATCTCCAACGCTGATGGTTCTACCACCAGGGTAGAAAACTTTGACTACATTTCTGAGAGTGAGGAATTTGCTGACGGTCTCAAGAAAGAAGCATTTATACCCGTCTATAATGTGAAGAAGACCTTCCTTGACCCAGTCAAATCTGCTGAGTCTAGGCTTCAGCATAACCAGTTCATGGCAGGATATGATGAGTGGACTAGCAAACTTGACTTCAGTCATCTGGATGATACTACTAGGTCAGCACGAGAGCAAGATATCCGCTCCATGAGGATCGAGCTTGAAAAAGTATATGAAGATCCTAATTACAAAGATTTCCATCCTGAAACCGACCAGGTCAAGTCGGTCCGTAATATCAATGTTTACCCAAACTTACGGGTATTATCACACCTCATAGACCGTTCGTGGACGTATAATTTAGGTGGCCCCTCGACTGGTCAGTCCGTTGGTAATGTGCTAAAAGAGATATTACAGTCTGGTGATTTTGACAGTATTAGGCACTACGGTGGGCCCTATGGTGGCACCTTGAAATCCAGAACAGGTGGAGATGCTGAGGGTAGAGTCTGGATACTTTGGGATGGCAATCAAATCCAACTCCCGCAGGATAGTGTGGACAAAATTCTTATGAGGAGAGATATACCTAACCCAGAATGGACTGATATCCGTGAGCGGGCTGCTCTTGCCGCCAAGGAACGTAGGACACTTGACTACCCTACCTACAATAATGATACAGCACTCAACGCTAGTGCTCAATCCATCTTCCCGTACTTCAATTATGAAGCCCAACGATGGCCTTGGATTATGCGTAACATGCTATCACGACCAGGACCTTTACAAGCTTGGGGTCGATACACAAGAGATAGTGATGGTGGCTATACTCACATACCAGGAACAAACTTAGAGATCAACCCTCTTAGAGGCACAGTATGGATGGGTGGCCTTAGGAGACTTTATAAGGCTGACTACCCAGAGTATGCTGACCAATTTGGATTTGGAACAGAATTCCTTGACTACATAAGTAGGCTAGGGTTCTGGCCTGGGATTCACGTGCAACTACCAATCACTATGTTTGGTGCTGCATCTACTAGTCATCGACCACAGCTAGGTGAGGTATTACCTCCAACTGCTCAAACTGCCTTAGGTGCTATTACGGCAAAGTTCCCTGATGCAGGATTTACTGCTGCACTAAATAATATAATATTCCCAGATAGATTCCGTGACTTCAAAATTGCTAACCTACTGTCCGAGACTGAGTTTGGTGGACATGATGGTGTTCAAATTTGGCAGAAACGTAAAGATGGTATAGCCCTAACTGCTACTGAGCAATCTGCATGGAATAAGACTGCTCGTCACGTAGCCATTATATCGGCTGGGCTAGACTCACAATTTGGGCTATTCAGAGTTAGAGGTAGAGAGAAGATTGAAGCTCTTGAAGCTTTACGTCAAGCTTACTTTGTCTACACTGGAATTAGCCCCGAGCAGCAGATAGAAATATCTTCTACTTTCGCTGCTACAGGACGTAGACTAAATGATGTTGTAGCTTTAGATCCGATGGACAGGTTTGTTGTGAGAGAATTCCTCGAGAAGCATATGAACCATCTTCAACAGCAAACTGCACCTCTAATGCCATCACTCCTTGGTGATATCCAGTCTAAGACTATTGAGTATCACAACCAGATTGAGGATATATTTGAGGGGGCTCGTCGTAATGGGTTCGTAGACACTGATGCTATATCTGGAGCCGAATATCAGTCTCACCGTCCTATTGAAGCAATAGAGTTAGATTGGCGTGCTGGGGTAATTACTTCTCGTGATGCCATATCAGAAATAAATGATGTTCTATCCTTTGCTATAGACAGCGTCAAAGGTATAGGTGACTTGCCTAGGTTTGAGGGTGTGCCAAAAACCCGATTCGAGCGTGAGCAGTTCTATATGGAACATAACATACCTATGCCGACTTGGTCTGCTGGACAAGAGATCTTATGGGAATACTATAACCTTGAACCACGGCTCAAATTCAACCCTGATACTGGAACTATGGAAAGGGACTTTGACGGTTACTTTGCTCATATAGATATGATGTTTGAACTTATGGGTCCTGAATTTGGACCTCGTCTGCTTAGCCGTATCCAAGCTGACTGGGCTGATATGCAAGTGCTAAGGTGGGGTGACAGCCGTGAATTTATAAGGCCATATAAGAACATAAGAGCTATAGTCCAACGACGTCAACCTGAGAATGAACAGGCAATTATTGAGCGGTTCCTCAGGTCTGAGGCTGCTGAACGCCAGAACATACGTGAAGAACTTAGACCTGATGGTAGAGGTGTTATAGCTAATTGGGAAGCTGAAGTATCTCAAACTCGTGAGAACTTGAGACTCCTCAATCCTGAGTTAGATTCTGTACTCCTATTCTGGGGTGAAGTATTAGGTGTTCTTACTCAAGAAGCCCAAGATATGTATAATGACCGTGTAAGAAGGGAGCGCCCTGGAGTTCAGACCCTTGAAGCAACTCTATTGCAATAGGAATGTTATAGCATATAAATTGCATTAGATAACAATTGACCCGAAACAACCAATCTGATATACTAGATATATCGAGGTAGATCTATGGCCGACGACCAGAAAACAGTACCAGAATCTGACTTCCTCAGGGTAAAGTCCTTGAAGGAGTCAGCCGAATCACGTGCCAATACGGCAGAATCTCGTGTGGCTGAGTTGGAAACAACCGCCACTTCAACCAATAAAGAATTACAGGACCTCAGAAACTGGAAAGCAAGCAATCAACCAGTTGTCTTAGAGGTGGCTCAGCTCAAAACCGATCTGGCTAGCAGCAAAGAACTAGTAGGAACCTTGGAAGAGAATGTGATATCAAATATCACCAAATCTGCCAGGGAACTGGGTATCTCCGAGAGTGATCTTGAAGGTAAAACGGTTTCACAGATTGAGTTACTTATGATTGGTGCTCGTAGCATCAAAGGTGAGTCCAGTAATGGGGATGATTCTTCTACTAGTGATAGTAATATCGACTCTGAAACCTCTGGCGACGGCGAGAGTAGAGACGAAAACCCTAATACTAATGAAGGAATCAACTTTGCTAAGATCGGCGGCAACCCTGAAAAGTCTGCAGTAGCTCAGTCTCGGTACTTCGTTGGAGGAACCAATGGAGGGCAGGCTAATGTACCTGCCAATGACCGCGAATACGCCGGGGCTCAACGAGAGCGGTCTCTGGCCAGACAAGCTGATCGAACGGCAAATAAAGTTTAGAGGTAAATAAATTGCCCACGGAAATTGGTCATTGGGATAACCTCGCAGAGGCCCAAAAAGCCACACAAGAAGTCCTCATCCCTGGCGTAATCGAAGAGGATATCAAACGTGGTGGACCTATCCAGTTCCTTCCAGTCCAGCAGACCTTAGGCCTGCGGGTAGACTACCTTCGTGAGACGGCGAACCGTCCACAGGCAGCCAAGCTAGGACCTGGTGGTTCAACTGTCGCAACTTCGGCAACGACCTATGACAAGCAGCAACGAGACTTGTCTATTGCCTACATTGAGACAGACCTTGACAAGTTCACGGCTGAGACCTATGGCGGCCTGAACAATTACGCTAACCTTCAGTTCAAAGAGAACCAGAAGGCTATGGTGGAGTTCCTGAACGATAAGTTCTTCTATGGGGACGCCACTTACGCTACTGGTGACGCTGAACCTGATGGTTTACACGCTCTAGCAGCGGCTTTCCCTACTGGTATAGGTGGTGAAACTAACGGTCTCAACATAGAGGTTTCTGGTGCTCTGACCATAGCCTCTATGCGGAAGATTTTGCGGAACATGAAGTATGGTGCTGACGCCATCTTCGTGCCCCACATTGTTGGTGACCACATTGACGCCTACACTCAAGAGGCTGGTCTAAGCAACGTCACCAATGGACTCTTCCCTACTACAGTAGACGCTTTCGGGCGAGAGGTACCGTCCTTCAAGGGCATACCAATCATACGGACCGACTTTCTACAGGAAGAGACCGCTGAAACTGGTGAAGGTTCTAATGCTCGGGCGAAGTCATCGGGTGCTGCTAACTGGTCCATCTTCTTCGTGAAGTTTGGTCAGGTATCCGAAATGGACCCAGGAGTTGGCCTTCTTGTTGGTGGTAATGGAATGTCTCCAGGTGAAATGTTCTCTGTTGAGGAGATCGATACACTTGAAGGCAAGATTGCTTCCAAGCAGAGGCTACACACTTTCTATGGATTTGGCGACGGCTCAATTATGAGCATTGGCCGGATCTTTGACATTACGGACACAGCTATCACAGCTTAGTCCATAGCGCCGGGGTGGGCGGCTACTTCCCACCAACACTCTCAAACGCCCCTCCCTGGAGGGTTAGGAGTTAGAACATGGCAGTTACGCCATACACGATTGATAGTCCGATGGGCGGTTACCACTATGGAGTGAAGCAACTCCGTAATGGGATTACCATTGATATCCCTGCCACTCATCCTCAAGTATTTGACCCATCTGTCCTGGAGTCAAACTGGAACGACTTAGATGTCTATGACATTGACACCGTGCAGAAGTTCCCACTTGGTACTGTGCTCAAACAGAACCGCCGAGTGTGGATGTATGCTAGCTTTGCCGGCACCGTCACAGTAGGTGACATGGTGGTGTCTGAGGCTGACGATGATGGCTACGACGCACTGGCGCCTGTGGCTGCAGATGCTGGTGTTACTGAATTTGAGATATCCCCTCCAGGTTCAGGCACAGACATTACGATCAATGAGTTTGCTGGTGGTTACGTTGAGGCTCAGGCGAATGGAACTCCAGGGTACTCATATGAGATCATGGCAAACGACATTCTGGATATGAATGGTTCTCCAACCATGACGGTAAGAATCTTTGGTAACACTGCTGTGGCACTTAGCACCAGCGATGACCTGGCTCTTATCAAGCATCCAGCCAAGGATGTGGTCATTGCTCCTACTACACTCCTGAGTCCAACGCTTGGTGTCTGTCTGACAGCCCAGGCTGCTGACCAGTTTGGGTGGGTTGGAGTCAAGGGTCCACACACAGTGTACTTTGAAGGTACTGTGGTTGACGGGGCCGAAGTCCGTCACTCAGAGACTACCGCTGGCTCTGTGGCAGGTATGGACTACACAGAGTCAACCGCTGAGTCTGACTCTGGTCCAATTGGACGGTTACGAAACTACTCAGGCACTACCACATTTGGTCTCGTTGACCTCTACGGTAAGGGCATAGTATAACCATTGGGGGTATTCAGTTAGGCTGGCCCCTAAACAAATAGTCCCTCTTAGAGGGTAGCGACGAGGCAAGCGAATGTCGTTGACAACTATAGGTGATGAGACTATCACTATATCAAGTGCTTCACTAGGACTCACAGCTGGGTCTGGTGGTGATCTCATCAGGTCTGGGCAGACCTCTAGTAGTGGGGTAGCATCTAATCTCCCATCTACTACTGGTGCCCACAGGTATAATATGCCTGGTACTCGCATGGCTAGAGTTACAGTAGTCAGTGGAGCTATGAGAACTTCTACCAATGGGACAGTAACTGCTCCCACAGACGGTGGAAACTTTCCACTCTGGTCAGCCACCGAGTCCTTTGAAATCTGGGACCTACCAGATATGTCCACCTGGCGGGCTATCCGCGAAGGTGGTGTTGACTGTGTCATCTTTGTTGAGTACGAAGGGACAGATGAATAATGGCTATTCGTAACCTTCGTCGTACCAATGCAAACCAAGAGTATGCTGATATATTCTTGAATGGTAATAAGCTCAAGCTGGATGTAGATGATGACACCTATATCGTTTCTGACACCAACGACGAGATTCAGTTTTTTGCTGGTGGCGTTGAGATTGCAGAGTTTGATGCGACTGCGATAACTCTCGCCAATGGTGCTGATCTTGTTATTAGTGCTGCGGATAAGTTGTACTTCGATAATGCTGGTGATACCTACATCTGGGAAGAATCCGGTGACGACCTGCATCTAGTTGTGGGTGGCGCGATTATGCTTCAGTTAGACCAAGAAGCCGGTATTTCTACATTCAACCCGTCGTCTGCTAATTACGATTTTAGGGTATTGACGGATGGTGGAACCTCTGCCATCAATGTTGATGCTGCTGCAAACGCTGGAAAAGGTGAGGTCAGCCTTGGATACACGGCGAATCCTGATGGGAACAACCGGGCGTGGCTCAAGATATACCCGCCAGCCATCTCCACGGCTTCGGGCAAGGCTACCTCATGGATGAGCATCCAGCCCGACTACGCTATGACAATGGCCGGGACTGTTCCGTTTGTCGCAACGCTCCAGTTGGAAGAACCGAACATTACAGAGCCCGACGGGTCAAATGTTGTTTCGGTAGCTGCCACGCTCTACATAAAAGATGCGCCAACTGAGGCTCCAGCAGGTAAAAATAGTGGCATCCACATGGAAGCTGGGGCGTTCTATGTTAGTGATGGGCATGGCACAGATGGTGAACAGCTTACCTCTGGTGGGGATGATGCTGTTTTAGACTGGGCTGCTGCCAGTTGTGTGCGGAGTTCTAAAACTGCCATCGTGGAACGGGATAATAATGATGAAGTTCTTGCGACACTGGTGAACACGCCAGTCCACGACTTCAAATATAAAAATGACCGATCACTTTCCAGCACCGGAGACTACGACACGGACTATGTTGGTGTCATGGCTGACGAGGCTCCGTGGGCGATGCACCACAGCGGACGCATCCTGAATCCGATCAATACATTCGGCTACACAATCCAAGCCTTCAAGGCTCTGGAGAAACGCATACAGGAATTGGAGTCTAAGTAATGGCAACTAAAGCACAGATGAAAACAGCACTTGGAATCACAGACAGTCAAGTGACTAAGGCTCTTGCATACCTTGACCGGGTATCCCCAAAGCTTGATAGCTCAGGCGATGCACGGGCAAATACTATAAACGATTTCCGTGACCATATCGTTTCACATTACGGTGGGCAGATTAGTGGAGACTTGAAACAGCAAGCTGCTTCCCCTGCCTGGGACTAGGGAGAGTATATGAGTCCGGTACATACGAAAACTGAGCGACGTAAAAAGGGCATCAAGCGTGGTGCTGGTGGCAAGATAACGAAGGCATCTCCTAGCACGAAGCGCGCGAAGCCGAAGAAGAAATACTAATGGACTTCAAGAATTTCACTGAAAAATTCAGACCGCAGGTGATGGCTGTAATAGCTGGAATCGTGCTTATGGCTATGGCAGCGATGCGCTGGGACGGTCTTGAAGAACTGAAGACCGCCGCCCTTGTGTTAGGTCCGATAGCGATGGCAATCATTAACAAGCAGAAGTCAGAAGACTAGCTGGCAGGAGGAATAATTACTTAGGTTGATACCCTACCCGATGACTAAAGACCATAATCCCGAGGCAAGCAAATGGGACTTCTAATCAATACAACTTTTACCGATGTTATCTCTGGGAAACCAATCACTGTACCTAGTGATGGTGAAGATTCAGAATTAGTACCGGCTACTACGGCTACTCTACTGAGGGCTTTAGCAGAACAATTACCGAGAGACTTCACTACCCCAAACGATGACGCTTGCTTCTCTTTTGTATTCTCTATAATGAGAAACAATCCAAATGAACTTTACTGGACTATCCCACCTAAACACTTTGAACAACTGTTTGGTGTTGATGGTGAAACCGGAATAGTTATGAGAGATGTCCCTAACATGCAGGCTTATATGCCTGGTCCAAATGGGCCAGTCCCTGTAGAGGGTCGACCTAAGGTTATTCCTCTATTGAGAGCTATGCTCTCCATGAATACTACTGGTGCTCTCGAAGCCATGCGAGGTTCTGATATAGATGAACCAGCGGGTGAACTTACCGAAATGAACTCATCTAACTAATCATGCTTACTCTTTCTGCTGCCCTAACTACTACTCAGAAGCTGGCTAGTCGTGAGCCTAACATAAAGGTAGTTATTACTGAGGCAGAAGCAGCTAGTCCTACTGTTGCTACCTATTATACAGGGTACCATGCTTCATCCAGGGTCCGATCTATAGAACATACTGAATCTGCTCAAGGCGGAGAGATGACCAAAATTACTCTCTTCGATGGAGATCAATCTATAGCTAGTAAGGACTGGACCGGGCGTAGGGTGGCAATCTTCTATGGTTATAATAGTACTGGTAATGGTACTGGAGCCAAATCTGAGGATTGGCATGAAAGAGCACCACTCTGGGTAATCACCCATGAGGAGATTAGAGAAGAAGGTTACCAAGATATAGTTCTAACCTGTGGAGATATCTGGTGGTATATGGCACAATATCCTTCGGGTGGGACGACAATAGGTGATGTACCAACCTACCGTGGTGACGAGATAGGTGATTATCTTGATAATGCTTCTCCTAAGGGAGTACTTACTCATCTTGTTCCACCAGGATATAATAATGCTCTAACTAGTGCAACTATAACTGACGGTGTACCTCTAACAATAGATGATAGTGATGGATTAGTAGATTCAGCTAGCTATCAAATTGACTTTGAGTTTGAATGGGGGACTACAGCTTTTACTATAGTACAAGCTATGTTGGCTTGGACCGAAGGCGGGCTTCGTATGAGGAAGCACGGCGATGATATGAGGTTTGAGCACCTTGATGTTGATGAGTCTGTAACCTATACCTTTGGTACTACCCATGAAGTAGAGGCAGCTACCCGTAGGATGGGTATTGTATTTCCTAATGAGATTATAGTAACAGATGTAGCACCTATGGTGAGTGCTAGATCTGGTGCGTCTCGAACATATACCGTAACTGCTAGTGATAGTACTAGTGCTGGTAGAATAGGTAAAATAGCTCAATTGATTACTCCACCTCAAGGAACTAAAGATTCATGGAGTAGTGCTAAAGCACAGAAGATCGCTGACGCCATATTACATCAGAACCAGCAATCCGCCTCAGTAGGCTATATGATAACTAAACCTCATATTGGATTGGAAGTCCATGACCGTATAACTATCAACTATACTAGTATATCTGGTTGGTCATTCACTGGGTTTGTAACTCAGATCAAGTGGATCTATGTAGCCAAGACAGGAACATTCCTTCAAGAGGTTCAGATTGGTGGTTCACGTACCCGACTTAGTTCTTATCTAATTGGTCAAAGTCTAATAAATCCTGCTGCGATTGCAGCGGGTATCACTGAAATACCTCCAACTAGTGGTGGTGATATCCGAGACTTCCCTGAGCCTGATCCTGAATGGCTTGCCAGACAGAGGATTGAAGAAGAACTTGAATTAGGTCGAGGACCAGTAGTACCTTTGCCGGTAGAGGAACCTGGATTCCGTAACATAGGTGAGGATGTGGGCGCTGGTGAGATTGATGAAGCTTTTAGGAGTATACCTCAACCTCGCACGGCACCTCAAGTATTCCAGAATATTGGTGCTGCAGTAGGTGAAGGTGAATTGGAACAAGTATTCCAATTACCTGACTTTAGTATAAAGTCTGCTACTGAGGAACGTACAGCAGAACTTAGGGAGGCTGTTCTCAATCCACCAGAGGTAAGAGATCCTGTTGGTGAAAACTTTGCTAGGCGCCTTACTGATCTGGAAGATGATACTGGACCGTCCCGACCTAGAGTTGAGGGAGAAGCATTCCGCAGAGAAAATGGATGGGAGGAGAATCCATAATGTCTGGGACTAATTCAGTTACATCAGTCCGGCGTATTCAGAGGCAGGCTCAACAATTACCACCCCAATCTATCGTAAGGAATGGTCACCTCAGGGCTAGAACTGCTGAGTATTATCCTGAATATTTCAACCGTGTAGATCCTACTTCTATAATGACTGGAAGTCCTGCAAACCCACTCAGCTTGAACGGGTGGAATGGATCTATTGTGGCAGGTCCAGATGTAGATGCTGGAGTTGTAATCAATGAATCTGGTATAAGGATAGCAGGTGGTAGTACTACTTCTGCCCACTTGTCTTTTGAGAATGCTTCTTGGGTCAGTAAGTTTCGACAAGTCTATGTACCTGGTGATGATTCTATTACCATGTACTTGGCAGACGGTGTAGACTTGAAAATCAGGATGTCTAATGGTAGTGTATTACCTGTAAATCAAGAAGCATTGGGGTCTCATGCTTCTTTGATTACTAGTGGAGTAGATAAAGCTTGGTCTCATATAGTAGCAGACCAGTGGATTGGCCAGTCTCTTATATTTGAAGCTGATGAGACTGCCTCTAATGTGGCTGACGTAGGTGCTGTTACATCTATCTACCGTGATGATACGGGGGTGGGCGGCAGCGCCGGTAACCTTATATATAATGTACCTACCTCTAGTATCCATGTATTCCAAATAAATAATGTCCCTCTATTGACAATACCAACCAATACGCCAGAAAAAGGAGCCTTACTATATGCCGAGAACACCACAGGGACTGGCGTTTGGCAAAGGGACCAATTCAACGTTATTGTGTATGGTGCTGACAGTGGTGGTGGTAGCGACGCATCTAGTGAAATACAGGCTGCTATTGACGATGCAGAAGCTGCCAATGGCGGAGTGGTATACTTCCCTGAAGGCACATATAAGATCAGTACGAAGCTAGAACTCAATAAGGCTGACCCTGGTAATAAGCGTATCATATTGTCAGGATTTGGAGCCACTATCAAACCTGATACTAACACTATCGCTCTTGAAATAGATGGTACTGTAGGTAATACTGCTGTTGGGTATGAGATCAACGGTATTCACTTTCAAGGACAGTCAACTACTGGCACTACGGGTGTTCTTATCAGGGATCAGGACCGTGTATCTCTAAGGAATGTAAGGTTTGAGGACCTTGCTGTTGGGTTACATCTGCAGGTGGATGAAGATGATTCTGGTGATCACTGGGTTGAAGGTACTTCACTTGTTGATGCCTTCTTTAGTAATTGTACCAAAGGTGTTCACTTTGATAATGCTGATTCAGCACCATCAGCTTATGTATCCTTCTTTGAAACTTATTTTGAGAATGTAGGTATTCAAGGTTCCGCTACTGGTATTGATATAGAAAGATATGCTAACCTAACTCGATCAGTGTTCAAGAATATTTCTATCTGGCCTGCTGCTTCAGGTACTGGTTGGTCTATAGATGGTGATATGAAGAATGTACAGGCTGACATTCATGTGGAGAGGCAAGCATCATCTGTAATAGGCGTGAGTATTGGTTCAAATGCGACCAATATGACTCGTTGGCATCCACACTTTGATTTTGTAGATACCAGCGGTAGTTGGGCTGCAAAGATTTTGGATCCGTCACAGTTGATGTTTCCAGCTATTACTAGTCTTGGACCTCTAACTGGCTGGTTATATGCACATGGTGCGGGACCACCTATTGGTACTATAACGGCAACAGATTCAACTGTGGCACACGCAGCTTTTACCTTGACTGGTATGCCAGGAGTGGAGTTCTCTAATAATGTTGGTAAGGGATATATAGCAAGAACCTTCCGAGTACCTGATGATTGGGCTGATGATGGAGATGACTTTGCTATCCAAGTTATCTGGTATGTAGATGGCACTGCTAGTACAGATGATGTGTTTAGTCTAAATGTTACAGTTAGAGGGGTAGCTATAGGTGAAGATGCTGGCTCAGGTGGTGCTTCTGAGAATGAAGGTGCTCATATATCTACGCATGTTAGTGGTACTCATACTGGCAGCAACGGAGCCTCAGTACTTACAGACTCAACAGCGTCGTTTATAGGTGATAGGGTTTCAAGCGGAGACACCGTTACTAATACTACGGATGGCTCGTCAGGTACTATCTCCAGCTCTAGTAACATTACTGCTACTACTATCACGGCCAGCTTGTCTGGTGGTACTGATAATGATTGGGATAACGGTGATGCCTTTATTATCCTAACATCACCTGATGAGGAATTACAATCTACATATCATTACTTTACTGATGGGGTACTATCTAGGGGTGATCTTGCTAACATAGTACTTGAACGTGATGGTGGAGCAGCTAATAATGACATAGATGTGATAATAGTAGATGTAATCCTGTGCTATAGAAGGAACACATAATGGCAACACTTGCGACATTCCGCACAGATATCCGCATAGACCTTGACGCCGTTGGAGACACGACTAACTTCTCTAACGCTCTCATAGATCGGGCGGTACAGCGTGCAGTACGTGACCTTAGTAGATATATTCCTAATGAGAAAGTGTTAGATCTACTCATTGATACCTCCATATCAGACGACTCTTTTACCTCTAGTCAGGGTAATGCTGTAGCCTTGGATAATAAGTTTATCAAACCTGAATCTGAAGTGGTTCACACTGCTGTATCTAAAGGTGGTACCAAGTATACTCGTGATACAGACTATACTATGGACTATGCTAATGGTACTATCACTGACCTGGCTGCAGGGTCTATGGCTGATTCCACCACTCACTATGTTAGCTACACTGTAGATGAAATCACCGCACCTCTTAGTAGCCTGAGTTCTGATCTACTCAAAGTGCATAAGGTAGAATATAACCCTATCAACCTACCTCAACAGTTCTATACCTTCGCAGTATGGGGTGATACTCTTTTTATCCGTGGACGTAGAGACTCGGAGCAACCTCAACTCTTAGATGGTAAGCACTTATGGATATACTATTATGTCCAGCACACGGCTCCTACTGCTAGTGCTAACGGTACTTACCCACAAGAACTTGATGAGGTAGTAGTCAAGGGTGCACTGGGGTACCTGATGCGAGCTAAAGCTTCATCATTCGCTTTGGATGGTAAAGGTCACCATAGTAGTGCTGCTGTCCAGCTAGCTGCTGCTCATACGGCTATGGAAAATATCCGTACAATTATAGATTCAGCCAATGCTCATTTCACTAATATGGATACTAACGTAGATTCTAGTGTAACTGAGTTAGCGGCCATTCTTGGTGATCTCAAAGGTACTACCGGTACAGGAGATCCTCTTTATGAGACAGATCTTGGTAATACCGCTTCAGATTTAGCAACCACTACCTTAGCTGAGATAAATACCTTCCTCACCACAAGTTCCGCAGATGCTCTGGCTCAACTTACCGACATACAGAACCTTGCTAGTGGTCCACTCAAAGATGCGGATACTGAGCATGATGCTGCGGTTACTGAACATACTGCTGCTGTCGCTGATATGGTTCTCGCAGAAACTGACCTAGCTAGTGCTACTGATGTATTCGCTGCACAAGATGACTTTATAGTTACAGGTTCTGTGCCTAATGCAGAACAATACCTCATTGATGGTGACGGTACTATCTCTACTATCAATGATGGTGAGAATGAAGCTGAACTCTATAACAGGTATGCTGCCACTACTCTAGGCATAGCGGACCAGTATGCAGATAATAGAAAAGATCTTATAAATCAGGCTGCAGTTCATGTAAGGTTAGCTGAATCTAGGATAGCGAACGCTAATTCCAAGATAGCGAATGCTAACTCTCGTATGCAGGTCGCTACCTCTAAGGCAGAAATAGCTGATCGGTACTTAGCCATAGCACAGAAGATTCTCAATGAGGCTCAACTCCATATTCAAACTTCTAACTCTCATAACGCTCTAGCTTCCACAACTATTAGAATACTAGAGAATAGGATACAAGTGGTTTCAGGGTACCAGGCTGCTGCCTCTCAATTTGGTCAGCAGGGTACGTTGGAGTTACAGCAAGCCGCAGCTTACCTAAATGAAGCTCAAGGTCGTATATCTAATTCGGATGGATACGTTCGCCTAGCAGAGTCAACTACTCTATTAGGTATAGATTATCGTAACCAAGCTGATTCTTTGAGGGAGGAATTCTTTGTCACTCTAAGATCTAGGTCACTATTTGACCACAAACCATTTGATGCCCCATCAGACTAGGATTAGAATTGGCAGGTAGATAATAAGTGGTATATCAACAAACAGAAGTCGGAAGATTAGGTGGTGACTTATGAAACGTATCAAGGCAGAAGTTATCTCTATTGCGGAGTCTGTCTGGGCTAACGTAAAGCCTCAGATAACTGCCGTTTTCAACAAAGCATCCGACCATGTGCTTGCGATTGTTATCGCGTCCCTCACCGTTGGAGCAGGTGCTGTTACAACCACGACGGATATTCAAGTTCCGATTGTTTCAGATGTGGTTGATGCCGTACCGTATATCGAGCCAAAAGCTGTTGAAGCAGCAGAGGCCAAAGAGGACGCTGCCGCGCTTGAGCGTGAAGAATTGCGCGACCGTATTTCTCTGGTACTTGATCTTGTTGGCTCCCTCTCTGACAGGGTGGATACTGTGGCTCCAGTAATTGCCACGAAGTCTATTGACTATTCCTGTAAGGGAAACCAGGGCTCTGTGTCGCTGTCGAACATCACAGTGCTGAAGGCTGCTGCTCATACGTATGCTGCTGAATTCCGAGGCATCAACGGTGGGCGAATCTTTATGCACACTGGCGATTGGACCAACATGCAGGGGAAGCAGCTTCTCGCTACTTCATCGGTTGTGTTCGCTAACTCAACTATTACCGATAACGAAGCTGACGGCCTGAACCTCGGGCAAGTTTCTTCTTCAACAATTACAACCTATAATATACCAAATTCAGCAGGTACAACAATTTGGGAGGACGACGTTGTTGACCGCATCTACTTCGTGGCTGATGGCGTGGACTGCCGCATCTATGACTTCGATGCTGATGGGATCTTCACCGATGGCATCATCATCTTTGAGAATGTCTATGTGAACAATGGCTCGATCAAAAACTCATCCATCGGCAGCGCAGATAGCTTTGCGAACGTGGACTTCGACGTTGAGGTGATTGTCTCCAGTACTGGCACAGTTACCCACTCAGGGAACAACGGCTTCGTAGCGGTTGGTTATTAGATATTAGGCATCTATATCGGGTAGGTGCTTGGAGGTCTCTGGTCACTGGTCACCAGGGGCCTCCTCTTTATTTTGAACATATCAACATTGACAGGTTATACACTAGGGATTACCAGGTTATCACCCGGTCAACGTATAGGCCGTTTGTGTGATATAATACGTATTTGACCTGGATGCGAGGGGATGCAACCTCGAAGCCTTTATCATATATAGATAACACTAGGCCCATGTAGCCGAGTACTTTACATCAATAGGTACAGTCATACCTGGTACTACATTTTCTAATTCTTCTCGCTTGCTTTCAATGTCATATCGTCCATCCATAACTAGCTCATCATGGATAGGTATCTTGAAATTCCAACCGTATCCCCACACTTTCCTCATCTGCCTCTTGATAACATCAGCGCCTGAACCCTGAATAGGGTAGTTTACTGCTGTCCTCTCAACTGCAGCCACCTCACCTGGATTATCAGGGTCAGGTTCCTTCAAGTAGATACGCCGCCCACCTATGGTTGTAACGTACCCATCCTGCATAGCTTTGTCTTTAGAGTACATAATATATTCCATGGCTTGAGGGAAGGTATTACCCCAAGCAATACCAAGATCATGGGCAAGTCGGAGATCAGGAACTCCCGCTGTCTCAGCTATAGTCTCGTCACTACCTCCATAGATCATAGCATAGCCAGTATTTTTAGCCGGGTCCCTAGATACACCCATAGCTAAGGCAGTATATAGGTGTATGTCGCACTGTTCGCACTTAGTTTGCCCATTAGTACATTGGTGTTGAAGGTTAGTTGCTTGGCTGAATACTTCTCCCATCGCCACGTCGCTAGAGAGATATTGTAGTATACGCAACTCCTGCTGTGAATTGTCGAAGGAAGTGAAAACGCCGGAGTCTGGCAAGAACATTCCACGGAGATGTTTTGGTACGTTGAGAGCTTGAATCTCTTCGGGTCCAACTTTGTAGCTAGATATTCTTGTAGTTGCGGCGAGGAGATGGTAATGAGTATATACACGGTCGAGTCCTCTCAGCGGGCTAACGTAACCCATTTGCTTTTGTACTGATCTGTAACTTAGTACCATAGCTGCTAACGGATCACTCATCTTTTTCAATGTAGTCTTATCTAAAGTAAAACTAGCCTTCTGTTGCATAGCTTCACTTAGTAACTTATCTCGCCGTTTCAGCCTTAGGTGTTCAAAGGTATCAGGGTATTCCTCGGCTCTTAGCCCTAGAATATAAGCCATCTGCTCACTGGACCCTGGGTTGGCTGAGTATTCCTCCTCACAGTAGTCCCTAAAAAACTTTATCTTCTGGTTGAGGTCAAGGTACCATCTATTTACTTCACGTTGGTCAAGAGCTAACCCTTGACCTTGAGCCACAATAAGTATAGGTATAGACTCCATCTCTTCCATATAAGGGTCGAGATCCATTTCTGGTAAGATAGTAAGTAGTAACTTATGAGTAGTACGGACATCCCATATACATTTCTCTGCAGTAATTACCTCAGGGATATCTAGCATTGTCTTGCCTTTTGGCAGAACATCCTCTATATCTTGTATCTCTGAGCCATCATCCTTTTCTAAGTCTAGTGCTGCGGCTAAAATCTTGAGTTTACCTGGTAGTCCAAAGGTGGTACAGGCAATCATACTATCTAGTATAGGCCATATGGGGCGATGACCGCACTGCTGCCATATCTCTGGGGCATCGAACATAGAGTTGTGCATAATTTTTATAACAGATGGATTTTCCATAAGGTTCCATGGAAATTCTTCTAGTCCACCTTCTTTGAGCCAGCTAAAATACCATCCATGCTCAGGTGATATACTAATCCCAATACCTATAATAGTACGGTCTTTTAGAGAGATAGTTTCAATATCAACTGCTATGAACTTTGGAGTAGTAGATAATAATTGGTGGCTATAATCTATATCCATACCTTGGTAAGTACCAAGATAATACCAACCTCCATAATCAATCAACGGCATATATTATTTCTCCGTTTAGATGGGCTAGTGGGATACCTACATTTACTATTAGTTCGGTACATCTACGGCATAGGTTTTTATACGGTCCATTACCTGCCACATACAAGTGTGACTCACTAAAGGATACAAATCCATGTAACTGTGCATATAGTACAGCATTAGATTCAGCGTGGATACAAGCACATAAGTCAAGCTCGTCACCTGACTTTATGCTACCATTCTTCCTTTGTAAGCACCTATGGCAACCATCATCAGAACAATTCCTTTGACCCTGGGCAGTACCATTATACCCAGTGGACACTACTCTGTGTTCATATACTAGTACGGCGCCATAGTGTGAACCATGACAGTCTGCTCTAAGGGCTATAGTCCGAGCTAGCCATGTGAAGTATGTATCCCAGTCAGGTCTCATAGTTCTTTCCCAAATATAACTATGTCTTCATCCAAAACTACCTCAAACCCTCTACTCTCATGTAGCTTTAGGTACCCTGTACCTGGGCTATGACGCTTATGCCACTGTAAGGTTTTGAAATGAGGGCTACCATCCTTCCAACCAACAGCATCTTGCGTACATACTTTCTCAAACCACTTGCTCAGGTATTGCCTCTCCTCAGCCTTCATAAAGTCTTTCATGATGGTGGTGAGTGTACCACCTGGTACCAATGCGTCGTAACAAGCACGATATACTTTGGTCATCTCATGGTTGTATTGGAACTTATTGAGTTTACCTATGGATCGTGGGTGGTCACTATAGACTTGGATTGACTCAGAGTAAGATCCAGCTAGATGTTTGGTTGATTCTGCTTTAGGTTTAGATACACTAAGTACTGCCGCATATGGGGGACTACCCATTATGTGGTGGATGTCAGGATTACCCCATTTGAGGAATGCTTCTCGCTTAGCTGTTGGTATGGTAATTCTATTATCGCCTTCAAGTAGTAATACATTAGCGCCTATATCCTGACCGCTCAACTCACTGATCTTGACTATACTTTGCTTGATGAGGTCTATATAGGTAGGCTCTAGTTCACACAGGATAACTTTATACCCCTCTAGTACAGCCATCATGCTAGTGCCTGTACCACCAAAGAAATCCATGAGTACTTCACCTGGCTTACCAACATGACGCCAGATGGAACGCATCATCTCTATGTTAGCCTTAGCAGGATGGCCCATAGAGCCTTCAGCAAACCATTTCTTTCTTTCATTGGCGTCAGCAGGGACAGTGGAGAATTCAATCCAATCTGTCTCCTCCTCACCCTTATAATAATGTCTTGGCTTACCTTTAGCAAACTCACTAGCTAGAGGTAGTACTGCAAAGTGTGTACTACCTGCCTGTATTGCCAAGAACTCAGCAATCCTATCCTCCTGCGTCATCTGCACCTATCTCCTTGAAAAATTGAACCGCTCCATTCCACCCTAATACTTCACTCATCTCCTCTATAGAAGATCGGAAAGCAGCGCCACTTGATCCGTACCATTCCACCAATCTAAGCGCACTAACTTCTCCGATACCTCGGACTCCCATAAGGATTGGGACATGCTTGTTCCTGGACTTAGGGTGAACAATAGGTTTGTGATATCTATCCCATCCAATAAACTCGATACGCTGAGTTCCAGCATAGATTGCAGTAATGTGAGATAACATCCACCTTCGGCTAGGTGTGCAGATTGTTGTGACTCCGAGTCGCTCCATCTTGTCCATCCATGTACAGATACCTTGCATGAGTCCTGAACGTGGACGTGCTTTACTACCATAAGTACGTGACCGTCTAAAGTAAGTCGTACCCTTCTTGCTGACTTCCTCACTGTAAGTGTCAACACCATATACCGTATCAAGAGGCCAGCCTTCAATGAGAAGGTAGTGCTCATCACTTTTTGTGATCTGCCTTCGGAGTTGTTCTTCCACGTGGGCAGGGAACTCTGCAATAAACTCATTCCATTGTTTATGCTCAATTTGAATTCTCTTTCCGTCTATCCCGATCCATGAAAAATCCGCCCAACCATTAGCGTTGAGCGGTTGTATAGCTACAGGTATGGACTTACCTAACTCCTGTACTATACTAATATTCTCATGCACATCAATTAGTAGAGTCAGTGGGTTCCTCCTCAGGTAACATCTCACCGGTCCTGCTCATGTGAATCATTCGGTAAAACTTCCACCACGTAGGCCAATCATGGTCCATACCATAGGCATTGAGGTCTAACCCACTAAGGGTAACCTTACCATGTGGTACTTTCTTATCACCAGCTATATCTTCTAACCTAGTCTCAATAGCTAGATCAGCTTCACGACCAAACCTTGACCAAGCATCTCTCTCTACTCCAACAATGGAGTCCACCAACCTACCTCTATCATCTAGTATCTTACCGTACTTATCCCTAACATAGTTGATATAGACTAAGTTGACCCCCGCATCTCTAGCTGCATGTATGATAGCGCTCATACGAGAGTTTGGTTCAGCATACTCAATAGATATAAGGGATTCACGCCAGCTATTCTGACCTTGTGCCCGCTCTTGTTTCTCCTGAAGTACAGACCTATGACATATATTCCATAGTTGGGTACCACTATCGAACACTATAGTCTTGGCATTGAGTCCAGGTGTACCATCGGGGAAGTGACCTTCTAATACAAACACTAGGTTCTGTAAGAATTCATACCATAATTCCTTAGTACCTATTACCATGTTAGATTGTTTGACTACTTGCCCAACATTACTGACAGCTTCTCGCACTTGTGCCAGGTTAGTACCTTGTCCAGGTAGCCTGGCCTTCAATGCACCTAGTGCTGTCTCTACCCCTTGTGCCTGCATAGGTAGAGTCAAGTCATAATTGTAGATCTGATGAGTTTCCATTAGTTCCCTGAACTGTGGTAATGGGCTACCATCTAAATCACAAGCTGCTCGCTCAAACCCACCCTTATCAAAGGTGAATATACAGATGGGTTTAGGAAACGTCAGGGCCAGGGTTGTCTTGCCTGTCTTCTCGTCGCCATCCAGCCCAATTATAAATCCGCTCAAGTTCTTCTCTCTTATCTATTACTTTATTGAGGTCACTTATGCCAAACACTACATCTAACTTAGTAGAAGTATTATCTAACCCAATACGACTGGACTTAGTGACAGTGGTTTCAACTATGAATACAGACTCACTAATGGTTATAACCTGATGGTCTCCACCTAGTGAGCCTTGAATTAGGATCTTATTATCTTTAGATATCAATTACTTCAGCCTCTGAAGATGGAGCTGATACTGGTACTTTGACATAATTCCTACCGTTGGGACAGAATTGTGCTACATCACAGTACCGCCTGCACTTGGCGTCATTGTTCCACCTCTCCTCTTGAGTACATATGTCAGGCATACTATCTGATTCAAGGTGGATCCTTAGGATTGCAGCTTTGGCAGTAAAAAATTGTTCAACTACTTCATCAGGTATAGGGTTTATAGGTATCATATACACCTGTTCAACTACACCTAAATTTTTAGCTGACTGTAACCCACCATCACGGCAAGTAGCCTGCACGAACATGTAGCGTATAGGATATCCGTCTTTCTCTAACTCAATACGGTACTTATTCAACTGTAACTCAGTATCGCGGTTGTCTACTGACTGTGGGTCCTGGTAATAAGTCCAATAGTCTGCATGCCTGCGGTCGGTACCAAGGTGGTTGGGATTCTTCTTCTTCCTTATACCTAATGATTTCATTATCCGGTATGAACCCCAGGTTTTATAGTCTATAAGATCATAGACGCCACCGTCACTATCGGGTATAGGTTGTAGTAAGTCTGCTGTACCCTGAATAACACCTGGTCTGTTGAAGTTTATCTCAGCAGGTATCTCTAACTCTTGAGCGAATCCTTCTAACATGGAGTGATAAGCTGTACCTAATTGAGCATACATGGTACCTTTAGGATCTATAGCATAATCATGCTTGATCTGTAACCACTCTTGTAAAGTACCACCTATCAAATTGGTTACGTGGGGTGTACCATCCCACTCTCTTGTCTCTGCTGCCTTTAGCAGGGTGGGTAGGGTGAGACAACGCTCAGCCATCCTACACTCACTAATACACTGGTTTATATCTATCCTTTGACCATCAGGACAGATGAATTGGGTTGCTGGCACAATGGCCACTCCTTCTATTAGGGCACTCTGGCCCTACCTTATGTTTTGAGGACTACGCCTAAGCCCACCCCATATGAGTCTTAGACGTAGAACCTCAACCTACAAGGACAAACTTGAGACTAAGCTTTGGCGTACACCCCGTCATCTCCTCGGGTGACCAGGCCAGCGTTGATTACTTCATCAATAAAGATAGAAGCATCCCCAGCTGACTCACCTTTGGCCATGATAGAGTTGACTAAGTCGGTGTCAGTCTTTATCAAGTCATTGTTGAGTGCTGCCATGTTGAATACCGTGACATTACTGCCAACCAGTAGTTCAATAGCTGCATCTCTTGCTGACTTTCCTTGTGCCGCTGCTAGAGATGGAGTCGCAGGGGTAATTCCTCCTCCTGCTGCTGGTGATACACCAGTTATAATCTCAGCTAACCCAGCTGGAGTGTCACCAAGACCCATACACTCCCAGGAATCTGTCGCTACATCATTCCATGATCCATTCACATTACGAGGCAGCATATGCCCAGGTGTGAATCCCATCCGCTGATACCTACCAACCAAGTAATCTAGTTCCTCAGCTGGTGGTATAAAGCTTACCGCTGACTTAGCGAAGATACCCCACCGTGAGTTGGCCCTAGTACTAGAGCTAATCTCAATGGTGCCATGGGGGAAGGTGTATGGAGTGGCTGAGACAATTACTTGTAACTCAGTGTAATTGAACCTTACCACTACATAGGTGTTCTGTTGACCCTGAACAGTAACAGGTTCCCATGATTCCAACTTCCCGACAAAGTCCCTAAGTGGTGTCTGTGGGCCACCACTCTCTTCTAACCCTCGCAGCTTGATAGCTGCCCTTAGTTGCTCGACCATATAATGGTCATCCTTTCTTTACCATAGTGACTACTACGATTGCACTTACAACCCAAGCCACTAATATAGCCATGTAATCGCCCAACCTGTACCTTTCTATTGATGCGTGCTGGGTGATATTATTCAGTATAACACATAGGCATATCCTTGTCAACTTAGGTCTTTTATATATACTTTATTTATTAGGTACTCCTTCCTGTTATACTCAATGTCAATAGGAGATATAATAATGCAAAGTCACGATAACAGAGATTCATCGAAGGACTTGATATGGATTATACCTAGTGTTCTTAGTTGAGTGGTATCAATGTTGACTACTAGGTTTTCAATTATGGTAGGTAATTGATGTTCACCTACTTTTATTTCAGTATCTGTAACGGCTGATAGTAACTTAGAGAATAAATCTATCTGTGTATCCCTTACATTGGATACCATGGTCTTGAGGATGGTGCGGTTTTGTTCATACAACGGTCGTATGGAACTAGGTGACCTATGTACTTTAGCTACCACACCTCTAACCCATGCGGTCTTCCTCTTGTCACGCTCAAGCTGCCGACAATTAGAACATAGCCATACTACCATCTGTTTACGGTATGAGATAGGAATACCACGTTCTCTCATCTCTATCCATGGCCACAGGAATACAGGGTATAACTTGACGTTCCTAAGGTTGAGGCATCCAACTACATAGGCGTCAGCATCCCCTAAACAATTAGTGTTAGGAGGTGGACTCATCTCTGTCAAGGCTTGGTTCAGTTCCATCCCTGCTTGAGTCTGTTCCTTCACGGCTCCTGGTAGGATTTCCTTTATCATCAGTTCTTTCCAGTGCCTCTGATCTACTGATTGGTTTGGTGGAAAGGGGACGAAGGGTACCATCTAGTTGTGTCCGTAATAGTCATCTGTATAAAACAATATACTATCCTTTGTTATGCTATAAATGTGTTATTATATCTCCAGTTCGCATTGAAGATAACAGGTCTAGTTATATTTGATGTAGCCTACCTCTTCCGAATTGTAGTGGTCAATTTCTGACAGCATATCATAGGCATCACGAACTTTATCATCGTACTCCATGCCTTCAAGCTCACCTATACTACGAGCAGGATCCTCAGCAGTAGGTGAACACATCATATAGCACCAAGCACATACATCCGCATTGGTTACAGTTACACACTGATGAAAGGGGCACTTACAGAACGGTGCACCTTCTATCATCTCTTCTTGCAACTGTATCAAAAGTTCACTCATTATTCCCATATCATACTCCTATATTTATACTGGCCTGTTCCATAAACGTAAGTGTAGGTCGATGCACTCTTATTATTTTAGGTGGTATACGAACCAAAGCATGGCGTGTCTTCTCAAAGGTCAACTTTATCTCATCATACATAGGGTTAGTGTGCTGTACTGATACAAGTGAGTCAGCCCAGTTAGCTAAGAAGGAAGCACCGATGAGTTCATGTTGTAGGTTACGACCATCTTCGCCTATCTCCTCATCTCCACTAGGTTTCTTAGTATGACCTACTAAAATTACAGCCAGCCCATGTATACCAATAATCTTCTCATCTATAAAATCTAGTAGACGTGATACCTCATGGTTATTGTTGACGTCTCGTGAGATAGTACGATATAGGGGATCTATAATGATGGTTCGGACTCCATAGTTACGAGTCATCATTACTAGTTGAGTATCAAGATCGTACTGTGGGCCTGCATCCATCTTATAGAACGGTTCGCTAGCTACGAACAGGTTAGGAGGCATAATCATATTACGTGAAGTGAGATACGATACCATCCTCTGCTGGAACATATACTTAGGGATCTCAATTTGTAGGATGGCAACACCAGACTTGAGAGTAGGGAACGTAAGCCAAGGTTCACCTGTTGCTAATGAGTACCCCATATCCATAGTAAGCATAGACTTCCATGTCTGCCACTGTCCATAGATAATAGTACGTGAGCCTGGTACTACGAGGTTCTGTTGGGATGTGCCTACTAGGTTAGTTATATTGGGTGGATCCCATGCCATGAAGGTAGGTAAATCTTCAAATATTACTGATGGTATTAGAGTTCCTCTACTTCCACAATAGGGTTAGTTACTACTCTCTTAGTTGGGCTACCATGTTGGTCAAAGGTGTGGCGACAAGTAATACATAGGTAGGTGTCCCAAGATTCAAGTGCAGTTATAGATTCTGACGTACACTTTGGGCATTTATATACCCTTACCCGGTTGCGAGTATGGTTATTACGATTGCTACAGTAAGGGTCTAGATTATGGCAAGTAGAACAAACAAGCCTACGATTTGTACCTTTCTTTCCTCTAAGTTGGTAGTACTCAAGACCCTTTTCCTTTAGGATAAGTTGTCGTATATGGTTAGTGGTAGTATAAGGACGGGCCATTACTTGATTGACCACATCCTGTCTTGAGGCGCACCACCTATTGTATCAGCTACCTTCCTACCTTCAGGTATATCTTGTTGGTAGTATAACTGATGATTATCATATGCTAACTTCCAGTATTGATGACTGTTCCACATATGGGCTATGCTCAGTAATCGGTCCTGGACTGAGGATAAATATAAGAACTTCAACATGGCTTGGACAGCTTGGTACGATGCGTAACCTGGGTAGTATGGTCGTCCGTCGGTATGGACTAATGAGAAGGTGGATATACGTGATGCTTCCGTGAGCAGGGGAAGTTTGGCTATACGCCAAGAGAAGAAGTCCTTTACGAATTGGGGGTTGAGTTCATGTGATACCCTAAGTAGGTTGATACGTAACCTAAAGAACAAGGGCCTCCATGTAGGTGAGGAGAGTAGGTATTCTACATGACTACTGTCTGTTGAGAGTGCGGTCATAGTACAAGTGATACAATAGGTAGTGTCACTATACTCTTCACACTTGAAGTTACGGCACAGGTGTAAGCCCTTATCACTGACCCATGAACTTACACTCATCCAATTATCATACTCACCTGGTATAGAGATCAGGGCTTTGTTGGGTAGACGATACGGTGCCATAGTTTAGCCCACCATCTCAGATGATACCGCTTCATATTGATCTTGATAGGTGACATAGGTATCTATAACCTCACAGTCCTGAAATAAATATGGAGGGTGAGGGAACCCATTGGAGGAGGATTGCAGGCCGACTCCGGGTTCAGGGTCATGGTCTTTGGCGGGCCAACCCTTGTCTACCTCACCCTCGCTAAATAAGTTAGTCACTAGTCTACCCATCCATGTATATCAATGGCATGTTGTATACTAGGTACCTCACCGCCAGGGTATCTGTCCTTACGAGTCATTACTCCAGCCTTGAAGGTAAGGATCTCTGAGTCCTGACACTCATTACACCATGATAGGTTACACCCATCACAGTTATAACTGTTACTACCAGGTACTATATTAGTAAGGCAGCTATCACATACCATCAGAGTACCTCGTACCCTTCACCCTCGCTTACGGTGTAGCGAGACATTAGTACCACGGGAGCCCTTCCCTCTTTTTTTCTTTCCTCTATACGTCGAGGAGACCCCTCCTTATCGTGCTTAGTCCAGCCACACTGGATGCACTCAAGGGTTGAACCATATTCCTCTGGAACCTGGTCACAGGTAACTAACTTGACGTCACCAGTCCCACAATGGGGACAACTTTTCCTATATAACATCTGCAATCCTCTTCTATGGTAGGCTATGTAGGAAGGAACAACACACATCTGGATTTACATGTTCCCCCTACACATACAAGTATAACACAGGTGGTCATAAATGTCAAACTTATCTGATTAGCCTTGGTCCTTACGGGCTATCTCAAAGTGGTCAGCAAGTGGTCCAAGGGCATCGAGTATCTCCTTGATTCTCATCCTCGATTCCACATTCAATGGTCTAATTGACTTCACTACCTCAACTAGGTCAATGAGATCTTGCTTATCACCTACTAGTATCCACTCAGTACCTGACTGATTATGGATACGGTCAACGGCACTAGCCCTCTTGATCTTCATCGCCATCTGCATCGTCCTCTCTATTCCA